CTGATACGGACGCGCACTCTCAAACAGTCCTCGCTGAAGGACTTGTTCGAAGTACGGCTGAACGTAAGCCGGAAGGTTGCTCTGGGTTACCGTTGAAGTGACCTGTTGTGGGCCACCACCGCCACCGCCGCCGCTGCTCATTGCGACACCTCGTCAAAATGCTTTTCGAAAACAACTGTTTTAACTGAATATCCGCGCTTCTTGACATGCGGCTCCCATCCGGGACGACCGAAGAACTCAATGCCTTGACAGCCCATTTCCCTTGCGAACTTGTCTGCCATCTCGTGCATCTTGTCCTCAATATGCTTCATGTGGTTTGGCGTCATCGCGCAGTACTGAACCACAAACATCTTCTTCTGCGGATACTGTTTAACCTCTGTCATCACGAACCCATGCATTTCGTTCGTGTCAACATCGTAAACAGCCCACAACTGCATCTGTCCGGTTAGCGCAAACCGAACGATGTCATCGATGCTCGCCCGCCCCAATGCCCACACTTCTGACTCGTTTAAATAACGAATAAGAGACGGGATCACATAACTGATCTTTCCGTAGGGGACAAGTGAGATATCGAAGTTCATTGGGAATTAAATGTTAATAAGTTAGTGCTAACCTATATAAGATCTATAATCGAACGTCCCTTGCGGAAACTGACGCTGATTCTGTAGCGCCGCTTGCTGCGCCTGAGCCTGTGCCTGCGCCTGCTGATTCATTCCTTGGAACCCGTTCCCACCAAACAGACTGCCTAATCCACCAAACATTCCCATGTAAGGACTGCCGCCATAAGGAGCGCCGTAGCCGCCATAAGGGTTCCCGAAACCAACGCCTTGTTGGGCTTGTGGTTCATCGGGAACAAAACGACTCATGCTCCCATCAGTGTAATAGCCAGACACTCCGTCCTTTGTAGATCGAATAAGGGCTTGAGTAGAAAACTTGAGTTCATTTGGATCAGAGATAGGCTCAGACGGCATCACGCCCGTAGCAGGATTGGGCCGTGCCCCTTGAGGTGAACCTCCAAGACGCTCTGCAAAACCAAACGCAGAGGACGGGTTTTCAGAGAGCCTTCTCATAAGGTCTTGCAGTTGTAGGTTAAGCGGACTATCTGGAATAGCCTTGTACTTTTCAGTACTGCCGTAAGACGAGGGCGCAGGTTCAGGACTGGCAGACCCTTGAATCGGCCTGTAACGAATACTGTCCGGCCCAAAACTTCTAATAGTTCCGGGAGGAAGTTCTCTATATTCTGGGTTTAGTTCAAAACCCGGCGGCGGTTGATCCGTTCCAGTACGCGCTTGAATGGGACGAAACTGCATGTCACTAGGACGCACGTCCTGACTAAGCCTATTTGATGGCTGATAATTAGGATTGACCTCCATCCCCGGAGGCGGTTGTTGGGGGGAATTTCTAAATCCGTTGTCGCCACCCGCCACTCCAAATCCATTAAACACTCCAAATTGAGTCGGTGGTGGAGCAGGAGGCTGATAAGGATTCTGCCTTGCATAGGCATTACCCGGACCTTGATTCTGGAATCCGCCAAACTGAGGTTGCTGGAAACCAAACCCACCACCGTATTGAGGTTGTTGGAATCCACCGCCAAAGGGTTGTCCAAAACCACCACCATACTGGGGTGGCTGGAACCCACCGAACTGCTGGCCGAATCCGCCCATAGGTGGACCAAACCCTCCACCAAACCCTCCACCAAACCCACCCATCGGTGGACCGAATCCGCCAGAGTATCCGCCTCCGCCGCCGCTGAACCCGCCACCGCTACTCATGGTTAAGCACTCCTACGGTAGGGGCGGACTTGTTCCGTGGTCCCCATGGTTTTCTTTCGGATGTCATCGACAAGTCCATCGAAGAACTTGGCTCCATCACCTGAGTACCCACCGCCTGCGAGAGCGACTGCATCCGCCGGGATGATGTATTCACCCGGAGATACCGCTACAGGGCGCTGCGTCCCAATCATTCCTTCAACAAGATCATCCTGACCGCCGCCTTCGCCTTCGATCATCCCTTCGGTCTGTGCGCCCGGAACGATCTCCTGAAGAATCTGATCGCGAAGTTGCATGAAGATCTCAGGTCCGTATTGTTCAACGAACGCACGGATAATCTGATCAGCGTTCTCCGCCTCCCCGCGAATAGCCGAAATGGTCATGGAGATCAGATCATTTTCTGATCCTCCCATATCTTCCGCCATCGGCGTCATGCCGCCCTCAGCGAACCGACTGAAGTCTTCGTCGCTCATAGCGAACTCCGCAGCAGGCGCTTGAGGAGAAACACCAGACATCTCTTCAATCATCGCGAGACGCTGAAGGATCTCAGGGTCAATATCCGGATACTGCTCAAGAGAAACGGGCGGAACGGCAACTTGCGGAGGCATTGCCACAGGCGGCTGGAATCGCGGCTCTGGCATCTCTGCTCGCGGCGACTCAAATCGCGGCTCAGGCATTGCCATCGGGGGCGGCTCGAAACTAGGCTGTGGCATTACAGCAGGTGGTTCAAATTGCGGAAACGGTGATGCACTTTCCGCAGGTCTAGACACTATAGGCTTTAAATTTCCAAGATGTCCTAAACGAAATCCTTCGGGAATAGATGGCTCAACAGCAGGTGCCTGCTCAAAGCGCGGGGCTGGCATTGCGACAGGCGGCTCGAAACGAGGTTCAGGCATCGCTGCCGGAGGTTCGAAACGAGGCGCACGGCTGACCATCGGTTCCTGTATTTCAGGGAACTGCTGCTCAATGACAGGCGACTGCGGCTCAACAGCAGCACGCATGATCTCCTCACGTCGAGGTGCCTGCGGAACCTCAGGAGCGGTTGGCAAGTACTGCTCTAAGAACTCTGCCGTAGGGGGGGCAAAGGTCTGCGGAGCAGGCTCAGAGATCCTACGGAACTGCCCAAGGATATCCTCAATGCTCTCAGGGGCTGGGGCGTCGGGAATAGGCGCAGCAGGAGTGGTCGGCTGGGCGTTCTGCCCCAAGTTTGCATTGATGAAATCGTCTAACGCGCCTGTGCCGATATACTGACCAATTGACTCATCGAAGTCCTTGGTTCCGCCTGCGTACATCGGTTCTTCTCCGATGCGACGATCAATCCTAAGATCGTCTTCGATAATCCCCGGCATTACATCATCTTCGACAGGCTCCGGCATTTCCGGCTTGGCAACCATTCCCCGCTCAGGAGGCTTTGCTCCACCGAAGAACCGCTGATATCCACCAAATCCCGACAGGAAGTCTTCTAGGTTGAACCCACCGCCTGCAACGGGGCCGGGGCCAGTTCCCGGTGCGCCGCTGCCCGGAGCAACACCAGCGTCTGGACCTGTGGTTGTTTCCGGAGGTGGCTTGTTGGGATCGATATCGGTGAAGTATTTAAACTCAGAGGCCACACCCGGCATGTACCCTTCGCCGCCCACATCCAATGCAGAGTAACTTGCCTTCGGAGGGGTCAATGCATACTGACCGCGAAGCGAAAGTTGGATGTCCTTTGCGGCAGGGATATCGGCAAAAGCCGAACGGTTCATGGCCTCGCGGACCTGACTCTCAATGTCACCGCCGTCGAAGTACCGCTCTACGATACCGCCGCGAGAGTAGCCGACACCGGGGTAAGCGCCGCGAACTGCGTTGAAGACATCGCCCATCTGGCCGCGAATACGCGCTCGTTCCTTTTCCTGCTCCTCTTCGTAAGCACGGGCGCTGCCCTGCCCAGACAACTCCATCTCACGAGCCATGCGTCCAGTCTCGCCAACATATACCGGCAGGAAAGAACCGGGCTTGGCAAGTTCGCTGAAGAACTGACCGGGCTGCTGGAACGGCTGCGCGAAACGCTGTCCCGCTGTCATTTCAACAGGAAGAACCCTTGCAGCAGGCGAGAATGCATCCGGACTCATTGAAGCGCCAAATCCTTCGAAGACATCTCCCACCGCAGAGGGTGCGGCCTGAGAAGCGATATCAGCGATGGGGTTTATTGCGGAGCCGAAGCCTTCGGCAACTTGCGGGATTTGAGTGGCAAGTTGTGTAGTTGTATCAGCAGCAGCCTGAGTTGCCCCCTGAGCCGCAGTTCCCGCTGCCGTAGTACCGGCTTTGGTCAACTCGCCTAGTCCACCCAGAGCAGAGCCAATTCCAAATCCGGTGATGCCGGACATGATGCCTTGCTCAAGATCTCCCGTTACCGCAGTGGTTGCGGCTGCGGAACCCAATGCGCCTGCCGCCGCAGCGCCCAGCGCCTTGGAACCTAGAGCGCCAGCCAAGGTAGAGCCTAGTGCTGCATTGCCAAGGAAAGACCCCAACAAAGGGGCAAGGAAGGGTAGGAAGGCTTCTGGCTGGCCGGTCTGGGGATTCCGGGTCAACTGCCCGGTCGGTGACAGACGGGACAGCATCTGAACCTCAATCGGGTTCATGTGTACAAGTTGCGAGTCGCCGTATCTGCCGTATCCGGCAAGTTGGTTCGCGACTCCTTGGTATGGGGCGTTATACATGGCAACTCCTATGGTTGCGTGGAGCCACGGCTCCATGGATTCTGGTGGAACGGCGTTTAAATTTCAATGAGATAAATAGGTCACAGGTCATCATACAGAGCCTGATTCGTAGTTAGAGATCCATTCAACGGTCAAGATGATGGATGGGATTTCTGGGACGTTCCCAGAAGCGGCTTCTTGCAGGATGACCACATTGGTATCCGAAGACTGCCATGCCAATTCGAAGTAATCGCCGCCTACCAAGGGCAGCAGGAAGTTCCACGAAGCAACGATTTCTGAGTTCGGGCCATCGATAACGATCTTGGTGGCTGAGTAAGAAACATTGACTCCGTTGATTCTCGGCCAAATTAAAACAGCACTGGCGCTTCCGCCGGTCTTGTCTAACTGAGCAGAGAATTGAAAATTGTAGACCCCGGAATCTGCTATGTAGATCTTGGAAGTAGGAATGCCTCTCTGAACTTGAAACTCACTGACTACACTGTTGAAAGTGAACAGATTGACCGTATCCGCTACCGGATTGGTCTGGGTCGTGGTGTCGTAATACGAAGCATGAGGGGTTGGTGCGTTGACCTTATTGGCAACTGAGTTAAAGAACAGCCTCAAGACGTTCGAAAACTGATCCTGATAGCGCCTTTCATACTCCTGCGGAGCAATCGGCAAGTTCGGCGGGGCGACATTAGAAATGACTCCCATTAGCGTCTTCCATCTGGTCTAATGTCTAAACGCATCGCACCCATCTGCCATGCCACGCCAAGGTCAGATGAGGTCACACGGAGGGCTAACTGCCTACCCCTGATGCGGGTATAGACCTGCTCGGTGTATTGTTGTACAGGAACAACAGATGTTGCCTGCACAGTATCTACGTCCGCAGTTCCGTACAAAGCGCCGGGGTAGTTATGCGGGTAAAGACTGAGCGTGACCGCAGGGGTGTTGGTGCTGGAACCCAAGAACTTCACGTCAGGGATGATTCTGGAGACAAAACTAAACTGGTCTCCATCCCCAATATCGAAGTCCGCAGTCTGGATGAACGCCGTAATTGGCTGCGCCACGCCCGTCGAGACATCGTCCCAGCCGACTTCATGGAACGCTACCTGATTGGGGGCATTCATGGTCACAGACGAATATGCCGTATGCGAGGCCGCAGTGGTGGTATTCGCGCCTCTCACGCAGCCGGTCAGAGCATTACCGCTAACTCCAGTGTAGGTGATCTCTTCACTATCAATGACAACCGTCCCGGTGTTTGGGAATGACGATGCATTGAGTAGCGTGATCGATGTATCGGTCGAGTTGATGTCTGCGGACAGATAAGACTCTTGGATGCTGATTGCCAGCATCGGGTAGTCGCGGAGAGTCTGCTGAACAAATGCTGTTCTGTTTAAACTTCCGTAGTGCCAAGTGCCATCTTGATAATTGAACGCGACATAGAGGTTATTCACCTGACTGTCGGTTCCGGGGTAGAACCACCAGATTTCGCTATACGCCTCATTGATCCCACACATCACCTGCGAGATCTGAGACCTGTTTAAACCTGAAAAGACATGCTGGCGCAGGCTACAGGGGAGTGTGTCAACACGTCCGTTGTAGACGAAGAACTTGTCGGTTCCCATCCAATAGACCGCGTTGTTGACCGCGATAACAGAGTTCTGGGATGCGACAGAGATGTCTTGGTCAAGAAGGTTGATGCCCCACACAAACGGCGGGCCAATGTACTGCATGGAGTAGATGGCTGTGTCCGTCAGAACCACGATCTCCTGACGGGTTGAAACTGCCGTCATGATCATGGAGCCGTTGGTAATCCGCTGTTCGCCTGCCTGATTGGTGAGTTCCGGAACCCATTCATAGGGATTCTCTTGGTCTGACCAACGAATCAAAAGTGGATCGAATGTCGTACCAAAATCCAATGGGTTGTAAGGCTTCGATCCAAAGCAAATGAAGAAGTCCCGAACAGGGGATGAGTTGATGACCAAGGTTTCATCAGGTGCCTGAAGACCCGAATACGATGCCGTCACCGATACCGTTCCAGACCCTGTGGTTGCCGCAGAGAGCGTCAGGGACGTTGTCCCAGTCCATGCGGTGGTGACATAGGCTCCTGTCGGAATACCGCTACCGGCGATGACAGAGCCGGTGTTAATGCCTGTTGCATCCGCAACCACAATGGTCGTTACACCTGAAGCAAAGGTGGCTGTCGTGGCAACCTTCGGAACTGAGTTGATCTTCGCTTTGAGCGTGACTGCGCGAGACCATGAAGACGTGTCGTCAGTCCAGTAGTAAATACCACCATCTCGTTCCGCAAAGATCAGATCATCACCATAGTTGACGATGGACCAGAGCCGCATCGGCAAACCAATCGGAGTGCTGGAACCCCATCCACCAAATCCCCATGGGCCGCTGCCCCAGCCAATGGCCGAGGTGGCTACCGCAGGACCGGCATTGATGTAGTACGTCACTACAACCGCAGCGCCACCACCTGTTGCCGTCGCATTGGCTGCTGATGCGGCAATGATGGTGTATGTATCGTCTGACGGAACACCCACGATCTCGTATTCGCCAGAGAGTGTGATACCACCTACCGCAGTGGCACCTGAAATGCTGATGTAAGTTCCGACAGTAATTCCGTGCGCTGTTTCGGTGATGGTAACTAGACGGCTACCATTGGTAGTGGCAATCGGGTCTGCGCCAAGGGTGACAGTCTCTCTAATTGGAGTGATGTCGTGATAGGTGCCACCTAGTTCGACATAGAGTTTCTGGTTAGTGGCAAGCGCCAGCAGGTTCTGCGAAAGCAGGGTGACGTAGTTCCACATGTACCGGCACACCCCATCGAAGGTGTTGCCATTCGATGTGATGTTCTGCCATCCGCCGATCTTCTGGGGGAACCCGCCACGGAAGCGGACCTTTTCAGAAATGAAGAACCCGCCTTCATCGGCATAATCGGTCGTTTCTCTATTAACGCCGGGGCGAAGTTGTAACTTCTGTAATGGCATCACGACACTCCAGACAAATACAACGCACGTTCATCTTGCCTGCGTTTAACCAATCCCGGAAGGACTTTTCCAGCCGCCTTCGTCCACTTCATGAATTCTTCTGCCGCTTCTTCAAAATCACCCCGGTTGGTCTTCATCCGAAGGGAAGAACGCTGGAGATTGCCAAGACCCACGTTGAAGGCAAAACTGACGAGAGAATCGAAGACTCCCTGACGACCAACAGCAGCAGGGCAAAGTCGAACCACACCACGCTCAAACCGACCAAGGTCTTGAGAAAGAATCCGATCCACCTCGTCCATCGTGAGGGTGCGATCCCAGCCTGCGGGTACCGGTAAACTCTTGCGCTCCTCATACTTCACCGCCGCATGGGTCGGATCAATCACATGGCCCACGCCCACCGTCCACAACAGCGCCGGACAACGGTAAGGCTTAGTCCTCACCCCTTCGTGGTGCTTGATCATGTCGATGGCTGCGGCGCTGACTTTCACTGCCAATCTGCCTCATCGATGTTTGACTCGTTCCCGGTTACAAGCGCCCATATAAGAACGATGTACAAGTGAATCATTTCTTGCCAAAAGCCTGCGTACCAAACCAAAACGCAATAATGCTGCTTAGGATCAGCATTTCGTCATCCGAAAACACTTCGGCCATTGCAGCCGCAAACGGCACCCCTTGATGCCATGCGTACCACACCCCGGCAATGTTCAGCGCGACC